AGGTATTGTGTGGATACCCGACAGGCGTTGGGCGTGGGAGGTTGTTGAGGAGTGTAATGACTTCCCTTCCGGTACCCACGATGACTTGGTGGACTCGACAACTCTAGCCCTTATGCGGTTTCGACAGGGCGGGTTTGTAAGTCTGCCATCTGATGAACCAGAACCTACACGGTACTTTAAAAGTAATCGTGGAAAAGGCTACTACTAGGAGAATTTAAATGGCCGTCGATAAAAGTTTGATGGAGGCTCCTCAAGGCATCGCGGCTATGGCTGCTGACATGGAGCCGATTGAGATCGAGATTGTTGACCCTGAAGAAGTTCGGGTTGGCGTAGATGGGATGATGATTGAGTTGGAAAAGGCTGAACCTCGCGCTGATGACTTCAACGCCAACCTTGCTGAGTACATGAATGAAGGCGAGTTGCAGAGTCTCGCGGGTGAACTGATCGGCCACTATGAGCAGGACTTGGCCTCTCGCAAGGACTGGCTCGACACCTATATTAAAGGACTGAAGATTCTCGGTATTCGGTACGAGGAGCGTACTGAGCCGTGGCCGGGTGCCTGCGGTGTGTTCCACCCACTTCTGATGGAGAGTGCGGTCAAGTTCCAGTCTGAAACGATTATGGAGACTTTCCCCGCGATGGGGCCGGTCAAGACCAAGATTATTGGCAAGGAGACTCCTGAGAAGAAAGACGCTGCCATTCGTGTCGCTGATGACATGAATTATCAGTTGACCGAGGTCATGAAGGAGTATCGGCCCGAGCATGAGCGGATGCTGCTGTCGATGGCCTTGGCGGGCAATGCCTTTAAGAAGGTGTACTTTGATCCGAGCCTTGATCGACAGACTGCGGTCTACATCCCTGCCGAAGATATGGTGGTGCCGTACGGTGCATCTAATCTTGAGTCCGCTGACCGGGTTACGCACCGGATGCGTAAGACAAAGAATGAACTGATCAAACTGCAATATGCAGGCTTCTATCGCGATGTGGACCTTGGCGAACCGATGCGGGTCATGGACGAGGTGGAGAAGCAGAAGGCGGAGGATCAGGGTTTCGCGGCTAGCATGGATGATCGGTTCCAACTGCTAGAGATGCACGTAAATATTGATCTGCCGGGATACCCGGACGTTGATGAAGATAATAACGAGACAGGGATTGCGCTGCCGTATGTGGTGACGATTGAGAAGGGAACGGGGACGATTCTGGCGATACGTCGGAATTGGCGAGAAGATGACGAACTTAAATCAAAGCGACAGCACTTTGTCCATTACGGATATATCCCCGGCTTTGGCTTTTATTATTTCGGACTTATACACCTTATCGGCGGACACTCTAAAGCGGCAACCTCCCTCCTTCGCCAACTTGTCGATGCAGGAACTCTTAGCAATCTTCCGGGTGGTCTCAAATCACGTGGTCTGCGTATCAAGGGAGACGATACCCCCATTGCCCCCGGTGAGTGGAGAGACGTAGATATTCCCTCGGGCGCGGTGCGGGATAACATCCTGCCGCTTCCTTATAAGGAGCCGAGTCAGACTCTCTCGATGTTGATGGATAAGATCATTGAGGAAGGTCGCCGTTTCGCTGCGGTGTCGGATCTCAAGATCTCTGATATGTCGAACCAAGCGCCGGTAGGTACCACCCTAGCCATCCTAGAGCGCGTTCTGAAGGTAATGTCTGCGGTGCAGGCCCGCGTCTACTACGCCATGAAGCAGGAGTTCAAACTCCTTGCGGGCATCATCCGCGATAACACCCCGGAAGAATATACCTACGAGCCGGAGGTTGGGGATCGTAAGGCCAAGAAGGCTGACTACGATAATGTGGATGTGATCCCGGTATCAGATCCCAACGCGGCCACCATGTCCCAGAAGGTGGTGCAATACCAAGCCGTGATGCAGTTGGCGCAAGGCGCTCCTCAGTTATACAACATGCCACTACTGCACCGTCAGATGATCGAGGTGCTTGGGGTTAAGAACGCTGAGAAATTGGTACCGATGCCTGATGATCAGAAGCCCCGCGATCCTGTGACTGAGAACATGGATGCGATGATGGGCAAGCCGCTCAAGGCGTTTATTTACCAAGATCACGAGGCGCACATTCAGGTTCACATGGCTCTTGGGCAAGATCCCAAGATGGGGGCAATGATCGGGCAAAACCCCATGGCGCAGCAGATCACTGCATCGCTTCAGGCACACATCATGGAGCATGTGGCGTACCAATATCGTCGAGACATTGAGAAACAACTTGGTGTCGCTCTGCCCCCGCTGCCGCAAGACGATAACGAAGAGTACAACTTGCAGCCTGAACTTGAGGTTCAAATCGCTCAGGTTAGCGCCCTTGCCGCTGCACGACTTCTTCAGAAGGATCAGGCTGAGGCGCAGGCTCAGCAGATGGCGCAGCAGGCTCAAGATCCGCTCATGCAGTTGCAGCAGATGGACTTGCAGATCAAGCAGATGCAGGCCCAGACCAAGCAGATGCAGGTGCAGGCAGAGATGCAGGCGAAGCAGCGGGAACTTCAACTTAAAGAACAGCAGATCCTCATGGACGCTGCGGCTAAGGAAGATGAACTGCGGTTGCGTGAAGCGGAGATCTCTGGGCGGCAGCAACTTGATGCGGCTCGGCTCGGTGCTGATATCGAGAAACACAAGGCGCAGGAATCTAATCGGATGGAGACTGAAGGAGTCCGACTTGGCGTTGATATCGCCAAGGCCAAAGATCAAGCACAACAGCGTCGTATGACGCCGCCAAAAAGGAGTGAGTAATGAGTTATTCAAACGCTCTTGAGTACCTTGAGGAAAAACTCAAGGAGGAGCGCGTACTAATCGTGGAAAGCCTGATTCAGGGAAAACTTGATGAGGGTGAGTACAAGAGACTCTGCGGGGCATTACAAGGTCTTGATCTCGCAGTGAATCACATTAAAGACCTTGCAAAACGACTGGAGCAAGAATGAGCAGTATTGACGTTGCAAAAACTCAGGAAGAAGCCGCCAAGGCCAAACTCCTGCCAGAGCCGAAAGGCTATCGGATCCTGTGCGCGGTTCCGCATGTGGATGAGGAATATGAGAGTGGTCTTATCAAAGCAGAAGACACCAAGCGAGTCGAGGAGCAGACCACTGTGGTCCTCTTCGTCATCAAAATGGGTGACCTTTGCTACAAGGATAAAGATCGTTTCCCCACCGGCCCATGGTGTAAGGAAGGCGATTTTGTACTCACTCGACCGTATACCGGCACCCGCGTGGTCATCCACGGCAGGGAATTCCGCATCATCAACGACGATTCGGTGGAAGCGGTGGTGCAAGACCCCCGTGGAATCCGTCGCGCATAAGGAGTAACCCATGACAGAACAGACTGAATTTAAGTTCCCTGACGAGCAGGAGGCTGAAGTTAAAGCGGCTCCTGAACCTGAATTTGAGGTCAAGATCGAAGACGATACCCCCGAAGAAGACCGGGGCCGTAAACCACTGTCTAAACGTACAGTAGAAGAACTGGAAAATGAGGATTTAGACGAGTATTCAGAGAAGGTTAAGAAGCGCCTCTCGCAAATGAAGCGAGTTTGGCATGACGAGCGTCGGGAAAAAGAACGTGCCTTGCGTGAGCGTGAGGAAGCCTTGCGTTTTGCCCAAATGCGCGATCAGGAAGTAAAACAACTTCGGGAGCGTCTTGGACAGAATGAACAGGCGTTTATTAAAGAAGCCCAAAAGTATGCCAATTTTGACCTTAGTTCGGCTAAAGAACGCTTAAAGCAGGCTTATGAAGCCGGGGATTCGGAAAAGATTGCTGAAGCCCAAGAACTTCTTACAGACGCTAAACTTAAAATTCAGACTATTTCTCGTGTAAAACCTTCTTTACAACAGAGCGAAGGTAGAGTAGAACAAGCACAACAGGCGCAACAGGCTCAGGCGCCCCAAGAGTTTTCTCAGCCAAAGGTAGACCCCAAAGCGAAGTCTTGGCAAGAGAAAAATACTTGGTTTGGTGAGGACGAAGAAATGACCGCCCTTGCCCTTGGCCTGCATGAAAAACTGGTCCGAAGCGGAGTTGATCCGAATTCAGACGAGTATTATCGTAGAGTTGATGAAACCATGAGGAAGCGTTATCCGGAGGCATTTGACGATGCTGAGGACGACGATAAGCCTCAAACGAAGCAGGCTGAAAAGCCTACTCGCTCAAATAAGCCAGCCACTGTAGTGGCCCCAGCGACAAGGAGTACCGCCCCTCGTCAGATTCGTCTGACGCCTACACAAGTTGCTATCGCTAAAAAACTTGGTCTTAGCAATGAACAATATGCTCGTGAACTCATGAAACTGGAGAGTAACTAAAATGGCTGACAACAGACTCGCACGTGAACTCGAAAATCGGGAATCCGCGCAGCGCACTAAAACTTGGACCCCGCCTCAGACGCTTCCGGCACCAAATCCGCAGCCGGGCTGGGTCTTTCGATATATCCGGACCAGTATTATGGGTACTGCTGACCCATCGAATACCTCCGCAAAATTCCGTGAAGGTTGGGAGCCTGTGAAGGCTGAAGATCATCCGGAGTTGATGCACCATGCCGATCAGAATTCCAAATTTAAAGGGAATATCGAAATCGGTGGACTGTTGTTGTGCAAGGCACCTGAAGAACTGATGAAGCAGCGTGATGAATATTACGCCCAGCAAGCAAAGGCTCAGGTTCAGTCTGTGGACAATAACTTCATGAGGCTGAACGATGAACGTATGCCCCTCTTCAATGAGCGGAAATCTACGGTCTCGTTCGGTAAGGGTAAATAATCAATTTAGGAGTTTAAAATGCCTTATCCTACCGTTTCAGCCCCGTACGGGCTGGAACCGATCAATCTGATCGGTGGTCAGGTATTTGCGGGTTCGACCCGTATGTACCCGATCCAGTACGGCTACGCTACAGACATCTTTAATGGTGATTTCGTCGTAGTTTCTCGTGGTTTCGTGACTCGTGCTTCGATTGGTGCAACTACCTCGTCGAACGCGGTTACGGGCGTTTTTGTTGGCTGTTCTTTCACGAACCCGCTGACCAAGCAGAAGCAGTTCTCGCAGTACTGGCCCGCTTCGACGCAGGCTGGTGATGCGGTGGCTTATGTGGTTGACGATCCGGATACCGTTTTCAAGGCGGTGGTCTGCTCGTCGGGCACGACGCTGGCGTCTGGTGCGAAGGCAATGGTTGGTACCAACCTGTCGTGCATCAACAACACTGGCTCGACTGCTACTGGCAATTCGGCTAATGCGATCCTTGCCCCGACTGCTACCCCGGTTTCGACGATCCTTCCGGTTCGTTGCGTGGGTGTGGTCGAGGACACGGCGTACAGCCTCTCGGGTAGCGGTTCGTCGAACGGTATCACTCTGACCCTCACGGGTACGGGTGCGCCTTCGGCTCTTCCGGTTGGTACGAGCGTGAGTTACTTGGCTGCTAATGGACAGGTCATTGATACGGGTTCGTTCCTTGTCGCGGCGTACGCGGCGGGTGACACCTCGCTCAATCTGAACGCTGCCATTGCGGTTCCGGGTAGTGTCACTTCAATCCCGTCGTCGTCCACTGTCGTGTTCACTGTGTATCCGGAGGTGTTGGTCAAGTTGAATGTCCTCACCCACGGTTATTACAGCAGTGTAACGGCCTAATAGGAGCAGTAAAAAATGGCTATTTCACGCGCACAACTGCTCAAGGAACTGCTTCCGGGTTTGAATGCCCTGTTCGGTCTTGAGTATAAAACCTATGGTGAGGAGCATAAGGAGATCTACGATACTGAGACCTCCGAGCGTTCCTTTGAAGAAGAGACGAAGTTGAGCGGGTTCTCCGCTGCCCCGGTGAAGGCCGAGGGTCAGGCTATTGCGTATGACAACGCGCAGGAGGCTTGGACGGCTCGTTACAACCACGAGACCATTGCTCTCGGCTTCTCCATCACGGAAGAGGCGGTTGAGGACAACCTGTACGACTCGCTCAGCAAGCGTTATACGAAGGCGCTCGCTCGTGCTATGGCGTACACGAAGCAGGTCAAGGCTGTGTCAACCCTTAACAACGGCTTCTCCGCTGCCTATCCGGGCGGTGACGGTCAGCCGCTGTTCTCGGCTTCGCATCCTCTGGTCAACGGCGGCACCAACAGCAACCGTCTGACTGCCTCGGACCTCAACGAAACTTCGCTTGAGGCTGCGGTGATTCAGATCGCTGGCTGGACCGACGAGCGTGGTCTCCTTATCGCGGCGAAGCCTCGCAAACTCATCGTGCCCCCGGCGTTGATGTTCACTGCGAAGCGCATCCTCGATACGGAACTGCGAGTGGCAACTGCCGATAACGACATCAACGCTCTCAAGGCAATGGGGTCGATTTCGGAAGGTTACACGGTCAACCACTTCCTGACGGACACGAACGCTTGGTTCCTTACGACCGACGTTCCGAACGGCATGAAGCACTTTGTCCGTACGCCGCTCCAGAACTCAATGGACGGTGACTTTGATACCGGGAATGTTCGTTATAAGAGCCGAGAGAGGTACTCATTTGGGTGGTCGGACCCATTGGGTATGTTCGGTTCGCCGGGTTCGTCCTGATAAATCAGTAACTTACGCTGATTTGGGAGGGGGGCTTCGGCCCCCCTTCTTTTTGTCTTGACGTTCTAAACTAATCAAGTTAGTCTTTACCCGTATCAAAGTCCTAGAGGTAAAGATGGACACTTCAACGCTGCCCAAATCCCGCGCCGAGGCTAAGGCTAAAGGTGCCAAGTACTACTTCACAGGGGAGCCGTGCAAACACGGCCATATCGCCCCACGCAAGACTAAGGGGGCTTGTGTGGAGTGCCTAAAGGTTGAATGGGAAAAGGGCAACATTGCCCGTGCTGAATACTTTCGGCAGTACAACCAATCCGAAGCAGGCAAAGAATCCAAACGAGAATATTACGAGAAAAACAAAGAGTTGGTCAAAATCAAAGCCCTTGCTCGCCCAAATGAAATTAGGCGCGAGTACCGTAAAAAACATAAAAAGAACAATCCAGATATCTACCGTGTTTTAGTCAACGAACGGCGGCGGAGGTTTCGTAACGCCACTCCCAAGTGGCTTACCAAAGAAGACAAACGGGCTATTAGGCAGTTGTATATCGACGCTATGACAGTGACCCGCATCACTGGAGTGCCGTATGTCGTGGACCATGATTACCCTTTGAACGGTGAGACTATCTGTGGACTGCATGTCCCAACTAACCTAAAAATCATGACCCGCGAAGAGAACCTAAAGAAGTCCAACAAACTCGTTGACACCCCCAATCCACCAGCGTATACAGAGACATCGGGAAAAATTTGCTTGCCAGACAGCCCCGACTGACGACATGCAGACTGGCAGGCGCAACTCGCATGTGAGGTATTTGAAATGGCTCGTACTACGTTTTCTGGCCCGGTAGCCTCTCAGAACGGCTTCCTTATCAACCCTAGTTCAACGGTTACGGCGGGTGGCGCGGCCATGCTGCTGGCTACTACGTCGAGTGTCGGCATTTATGTCGGCTCGGGCGCTCCGTCAGTCTCGGCGGCAAAGGGTTCGCTGTACCTTCGTACGGATGGTTCTTCCGGTACTACCCGTGCGTATATCAATACGGACGGTGCAACTACTTGGACCAATATCACCACTGCCGCCTAATTTAGGAGTACCCCATGAGACCATCAGTACTGAGGGTCAGGGGAGGTCAGTCGTCCAACGTCTACACTCCTGACCACTACATCTCTCCGATGAACGTGGCGCTCGGCGTTCGGGTGAGTGGTACGGTTACTTGTACAGTGCAGTACACGTTTGACGATGTGTTTGCGCCGTCGTACAGCCCGTCTTCGGGCAACTGGACCAATCATCCTTCCCTTACGTCATTGGTAATCAGCACCGATTCCAACATTGCCTATCCCGTCACTGGGATTCGTATTGTGGGTAACACGGGTGCTGGCGAAGCGTTCCTGACGATCATCCAAGCGGGTGGTGGAGGCTTGTCGTGAGTATTGCACGCGATATTACTGGCGCTGCTATTTCCGATGGTTCCGACAAACTCTTCAGCCTTTTGGCTTTGGTATCTAATCCCAAGGTCTACGAAGCGAAGGTCAAGGAACTGCAAGATCTGACCGCGCAAAACAAGAAGTACGTGGATGCCGTTGGTCCCGTAGATGACATCGTTCGGTTGCGTAACGAAGCGGCTGAGTTACACAAGGCGGCTCGTGCCAAGGCAGAGGAAGCGGAGAAGGCGGCTGCTGAAGCCCTCAAGAACGCTCAGGCCGAGGCTGCTGCGGTCATTGCCGCTGCCAAAGAAGCGGCGGATAAACTTGCAGGCGAAGCCAAGGCGGCTACTAAAAAGGCTAACGATCTAACTAAAAAGTCTACGGATCGTGCCACTGCACTTGATGCACGTGAGGCGGAACTTGGCAAGTTGGCGGAGAGCCTTCGGGTTAAGGATGCTGCGCTCGTCAAGGCACTGGCTGATGCTGAAGTGGCTAAAAACGAAGCCGCCAAAGCGAAGGATGATCTGCTAGCCAAGCACAAAGCCTTTCTTCAGGGATTGTAAATGACTGGCATAGTTGATTTCCGGACTTCGTTACTTGATGAAGTTGGGAATCCTATCAACTCTGGCAACCCTCTTCCGACTACTGGTGGGGGTGGCGGAGGCGGTGGTAGCCTGTCCGATACGGTGTTTGTCGATAGCACCGGGCAGTTGTTCGTCTACCGTGATACGGGGTCTGGGACACCGAGCGCGTTTTCTATTCCGTCGTGGGGGGCATATACCCCCACAGGGGCGGTGACCGTATCTCCGGTTCAGATAGACAATACAGCGGCAAATCCAGTTCCGGTCGAGGGACAATCGCTCACGGTGTTGCAAAGGATCGCGGCACTGCTCAAGCCGTTGCAGCAGGTCACTGGCGCAGGTTCTAACCGTCTTTCGGTTGATGTTAACAACATCACTGGCGGAACAATTTCGACTGTCTCAACCGTCACGACAGTCACTACTGTTACAACCTGCTCTACGGTATCCAACGTCGCAGCAAGCACGCTGACTAACATCGCTAACGTCTGGGGGTTTGATACTGCCAAAGCAATATCCCGTCAGGCGTATAATTCTGGAATCAGAGCGAGACTTTAATCATGCCAAGCACTATTGTTCCGACACTTGACCTTCCGTTTTTTGAATTGTGCAACCAAGCCCCGGTTGCATCAGGTGCTACGGCTGCATTTGCGACGGCAGAAGACGGTACTGATCGGTTCATTTATTACCTTACCGGTTCGACGTTCTACCGATATGACTCGCAAATGGATACGTGGCAGCAGTTGGCTAACCCCGGCGTTGCCCCGGTTACGCTTCTTTCTATGCGGCACACGCGGCGGCGTGGGTACCACGGACGGGTCATTTCTGCCACAGCGTCTTCTGTGCGTCTCCCCAATCTGCGTCAGAGCGAACTGACGGGTCAAACAATCAGGATCGAGTACGGTACTGGAGCGGGGCAGGAACGCACGATTACCTATACCGGCGAGACGACGCATGACTTTGGTGTTGTGACGGCAGCGACAGCGTTGGTCTTTACGGACTCAACAAAGAAATGGCGCGTCAACGAGTGGGCGGGTTATACGATTGCGATAACCTTCGGTACGGGCACTACGCTCTACCGCAAAATTCTGTACAACGACGCTACCGCCATCACCATTTCTGATGTCAACCTGATGCCGCATGACCCGTGGAATAACACGGACGTTGTTGCAGCATCCCCCTACGCTGTCCCGGCTGCAACGGCTGGCGCACAGACGATGTATCGCATTATTTCGGCGGACTTTTCGCTGAACACGAACTGGACGGTTACGCCGGATTCGACCTCGTATTTCACGACGCTTTCTGGTGGCCTTTATCTAGTGTCGTCCGCTGCCGCTGCGCCGTTCTTTACGTTGCAGTACTACGACATTCTTGCGGATTGCTGGTACAGCAAAACCTGTCCTCAAGGCATGCTCCTTGCGGCACTCGGTACGGACGTATCAATTGAACGTCTTGCCAAAGTCAGTACACCCTTGCTGGCATCGACTGCGGTAACTTCTGCGACTTCTCGTACTGTTACTGCGTCTTCTTTGACGCTTGCTAATGACCGATGGGCTAACTGCCGACTGCTTATCGTGGGCGGTACTGGAGCGGGTCAAAACCGCCGTATTGTGGGTAATAACGCCACGACATTTTGGCTTTCGCGTCAGTGGGCAACAACGCCGGATGCGACGTCTACTTTTGAAATCTGGCCTGACTGGGATCGTTTGTATATGGCTGGCGGTGCAGCCTCGGCGCTGTATGCCTATTCGCCTGAAAACGATTACTGGATGCAGGGGCAGGCGTTTGACGACGGTGTAACGAACAACATTTCCGCATCTTTGGGTAACGTCTGGATGCCTGTTGGTGTTTCAACAGGTGTACGCATTGCTGCGGGTGTTACGGGTGTAGCGTCGGCTCCGACCGCAGGTGGAACTAACTATGTCATTGGCGATGTGCTGACCTGCTCGGTGGGCGGTACGGGCGCACAGGTGATTGTCACTAGCATTAACCCCGGCGGAATCGTGACGGGTATTGCGCTTGTTAATAGCGGTACGGCGACTGGGTTTACGGTGGGTACTGGTCGTGCGACAACGGGCGGTACTGGTTCGGGTTGCACTATTGAAATTACCTCCGTTGGTCCGACTGCCACGATTACCACGGCAAGCGCACATTTCTTCCGAACTGGAAACAGCGTAACTTTCGCGGGTTGCTCTGAAGCCGCATGGAACTCCGCGCACACTTTGTTGGGCGCTCCGTCTACCACGACGTTCTGTGTTGCAGTAACTGCTACGGCTAACATGGCTGCAAGCAGTTCGCAGTCAACCACGGTCATTGTAGACCCGACGAAAAGTTGGACGACTAACGAACACGTTGGCCGTGTGGTTGCACTGAGCGTAGCGGGTCGCGCTCCGACGACTCAATACCGCTGGATTACGGCAAACACCGCAACGACCATTACCGTAGCAACAATTACCGCAGCGGTAAACGGAACTAGTAAGTACGTCATTTATGACGCCAAGGCTTATGGTGTTGACGATCAGCGAGCCACCAGCGGGCAACAGGCTTATGGCTGGGCAACGAGCGGCAGTACCACGACGCTTGTGGATTCTACGAAGTCTTGGATTCCGAACCAGTGGGCAGGCTATTTGTTCAAGATCGAGACCGGCACGGGCTATGGGTCAGGGCGAATTTCGATCATTTCAAACACTGCCACTACACTGACCTACGCAACGCAGGCGTTTACCCCGGACTCCACGACCAAGTACGAAATTGCTGATACGTGGGGTTTGGCGAGCGCCTCAACGACGACGAGCATTACTGAAGCCACTAGCAAAAACTGGACGGTTAACCAGTGGGCTGGTAAGCGCGTTCGTATCATTGCGGGTACTGGCGCGGGTCAAGAGTCTACTGTTGCATCCAACACGGCGACGGCGCTGACGACGGGTACGATTACGGCAGGTGATGCGACTTCGGTTTATGCTATTTATGGCATACCGGCTCGTGGCGCAGGCATTGAATTGCTGTACCCGTTTGATGCGACGGTGGATCGCGGTAAGTACATCGTGTCAATTCGTGGCGGTGGTACGAACCAGATTGACCTGTTCAATATCCAAACTGGACGTTGGGACTACGGTATCCACTTCCATCCGCAGAACGAACTCTTTACGACCGGAAGCAGTTACACCTACGGCGGCGGGAACAAGATCCTGCTCACCCGAACTGCAAATACGTCGGTGGTTCGTGTGCTTGAGTTGGACTTGGAAACGCGAGAGATTGTGGGTCGTGGCACAACGACGTTCCTCTCGGGAACGGTGACGATTGGAAACATCGTAGAAGCGGTCACTTCTAACGGATATACCTTCGTGTATGTCTTGCAATCAGGTGGTACGCTTATGGCACGGGCGGTGCTGATATGACCATTGATCAGTTAATTACGATGCTCAAGTCTCGTATTGAGTTTCTTGGCAAACTTCGGGAAACCGCAGTTCAGCAAGGCGATATAAATCGAGTCAATGAGTTGGACACTGAGAAGTCCGAAACCGAAGCCACTTTAACTAAACTTTTGACGCTGGTGTGACATGGCTAAATCTCCTGCTTGGCAACGTGCTGAAGGCAAGAACCCGAAGGGTGGGCTGAACGCCAAAGGCCGTGCGTCTTATAACCGTGCGAATCCCGGTAAGCCGGGTTTGAAGCCTCCTCAGCCTGAAGGTGGTCCTCGCAAGAAGTCATTTTGCGCCCGAATGTCAGGGATGAAGAAGAAACTGACTAGCGCCAAGACGGCTAACGATCCTAACAGTCGTATCAATAAATCTTTGCGGGCATGGAACTGCTGACATGGAAATGGTCGTTTGGAATGCTGTTCTCACAGGCATTGTGGCTATCATGGGGTTTGTCGTGAAAGACAAATTTGATGAATTGAAGCGTTTGGGTATTCTGCTCAATCGCACTCGCGAAGAAGTGGCTAGGGATCACATTACTCGTGCCGAAGTGCGGGAAGATATGCGACAGTTGCTTGACCGTCTTGAACGGTTGGACCAAAAGATAGACAAGTTGATTGCAAATAATGCCTAGTAAATCTGCAAAACAGCATCGTTTGATGGCGATGGTTGCTCACGACCCCAAAGCAGCCAAGCGCGTTGGTATCCCTCAATCTGTGGGTCGTGATTACGTCGAGGCCGATAAAGGCCGTAAATTTGGTTCTGGAGGATCTATGAAAGAGTCAAAGGCGATGATGAAGAAGGAAGTGTCGTTCATGAAAAAGAAGGGCGCTCCGAAGTCCATGATCAAGCACGAAGAGCGCGAGATGAAGGGCGTGAAGAAGTACGCTCGTGGCGGCGGCATCGAGATCAAGGGCAAGACCCGTGGCAAGATGGTCAAGATGGCTTACGGCGGTAAGTGCTAATGAACGACAAGAAAAAACCAAAGCCCCTACCGTCGCCGTCTGACGATCTGCCGCCTCGCGGCAATCTGCCGGATAAGTCTGTTATCCCGCCCGGTAAAGGTTTTGGTGATGACATTCCGCGCAAGAAGGAAGAGAAGCCTAAAAAAATGCGTAGCGGTGGTTCCGCGTCCTCTGCTTCCAAGCGTGCTGATGGCTGCGCGGTGAAGGGCAAGACTCGCGGTAAGTTTGTCTAAGGATCTGTTATGGATCGCATTCCTAAATACACGGCGGGGATGTTTAAGAAGAAGATGCCGCGTTTTGGCGCATCTGCTATCAAGAAGCCTCGTCTGCCGTCGCCACCTAAGCCGCGAGTTAAGAAGTTTGCGGAAGGTGGGCGACTTCAAGACGTAAAAGATATGAAGCGTGATCCGGAGTGGGAGCGTGAAGTAAAGGAGATGCTCCGTGAGCGTAAGATTGAAGAGCGCGGCAGATCTCCGTACAAGGGTAATGTGAAAGCGGCAGGGCCGTACATTATTCCAGAGCCTGAAAGTTTTGATGAAATGCCGTTTAAGAAAGCCTATGGGATTAGGCGTAAAGAACTGGGCGAAGGTGGCTCTTTCTTGTGGCGGGGCAAACCGTATGTGGTTAAGTCTGCCGAAGAGAAGAAGGCCAAAGGAGGCACAATAAAGTCCTCCTGCTGCCGTGGTGACGGTATCGCTAAGAAAGGTAAAACCCGAGGGAAGTACGTCTAATGCTACCGTCCCTAGGCATGGGCGCTATCGCCAAAAACAAAGTTCCCCGTGCCAAACGGCGCGGGGACGAGAAGCCTGTGATTGGGACTGGGAAGCCTATTAAGACCTATTCCAAGGGTGGTGAGAGCAAGGTCAACGAGGCTGGTAACTACACCAAGCCCGGTATGCGTAAGAAGTTGTTTGAATCGATCAAGGCTTCGGCAACGCAAGGCACCGGTGCGGGTCAGTGGAGTGCCCGTAAAGCGCAGTTGTTGGCTAAACGGTATAAGGAAAAGGGCGGCGGGTACAAGTCATGAAAGCCCCTCAGCAGTCCCTCAAGGCTTGGACGCAGCAGAAATGGAGAACGAAAAGTGGTAAACGGTCTTCTGACACGGGCGAAAGATACCTTCCGGAGGCTGCTATCAAGGCTCTCAGTCCTGCTGAATACGCCCGGACCAGTGCCGCCAAACGTAAAGGTAAAGCGCAAGGCAAGCAATTTGTCGCGCAGCCTAAAAGCATCAAAGAAAAAGTGAAGCCGTATAGACGGCGAGGTATGTGATATGAACAACGTATCCACCCAAGTTCCTACAACTCAGGGTCCGCAACTTCAAGGCGGGTACCAGTCTATTTTGGGAAATCGCATGGGCGGTGGTCTTGGCGGTTTCGGTAGCATGGGAGGCTTCGGCGGTGCTTATGGTGCGCCATTTAATCTTGGTGGTATGGGCCAAGGTGGCTTCGGCGGCATGGGGGGCTTTGGTGGTTACGGTGGCTTTAATCCCATGATGGGCGGCTTTGGTGGCTTCGGCGGCTTTAACCCCATGATGGGCGGCTTAGGCGGCTTCGGTAGTTTTGGTGGCTTCGGCGGTATGGGTGGCTACGGTGGCTTTAATCCCATGATGGGCGGCTTTGGTGGCTTCGGCGGCTTTAACCCCATGATGGGCGGCTTCGGTGGTATGGGCGGTATGGGTGGCGGTCTTGCTGCACTGCTCGGCCAGTTGCGTGCTGTTCAAGGGGGAAATGGAGACCCCAACGCCCCACCTCCGGGCATGAAATTGAACCCGGACTTTAATGTCGGGCGTTCTATGCTTACAGATGTTCGCCTCGACGACAGGACTAGGCAGATGTTTATTCCTGATGAGGGAGCGAA